CCGCTAGCAGCAGACATGTTCCGAATAGCACCTAGCAAACGATTACCAGCTGATGGTATTGCCTGTTTCGTGCCTGTTGCTAATGTAACGGTTGCGTTAACAGCAGAAGCGTCAGGCTTTAGTAAAGCTACCTCGCGCTGTGCGTCGTTAATCCAGAGGACTAGCTCAGCTACTACCGGCCATCTAACGCCAGTAGTGTCCTGCAATACGGTTTGCGCTCGATCTATTACGCTTTGAACAGTTACGGCCATGACTTTTACCTATGAGTTAAGGACTGATTCCCAAGCGGCTTCTCGGGCGTCTGAGCCAATTGATTTACCCATTGCTTTGTTTACAGCTGCGGCTTTCGGAGAGCCATCAGCCTTAAAGTTATCCGGGTCGCCTTCATCCATCATTTTTTCTAGGACTACGACAATGTCGTCGCTAGGCTCTTCACTAGCCGCTACAACAACTTCAGGTGCGCTTTTCGCTTCACCTTCTCTAACTTCTTTTGCACCCATTTGAATTGCCACTAAGCCAACCTCGTCCCCAACAGTTATTGGGATACCAGCCTCGAAGACAATTGCTCCACCACTTAAAGTCGTCACTCGTAATGACTCTGTACTTACTATCTTCATGATTTGTTCCTTTAGGGTAAAAACCCCCCCTCCGAAGAGGGGGAGGGAGTACTACTACTGCGCTGTATCGAGACTAATAACCCCGAAATCCTGTACAGACCCTGAGATGTCAGAGTTGTACTTTGGCTTACGCATTCCGAAAATCTTACCTACGGAAATACCGGACTGGTTGCCATAGTCGAATGTATCTTCGACCATCTCAGGCAAGCCAATGTCGGCCAGAGCAAGAGCTTGAGCACCACAGAACAGAGCACGCGCTCCATCGATGTTTGCGCCTGCGCCCCACTTGTACCCAGCTGTTCCAGCGTTGCCAGAAGCACCTGACGTGGCACCAGAGGTGTTAAACACATGACGGAACTCGTGGATCATCACGCCATCAACCATCAGGCTAGAAGAACCAGAGAACAAGCTGTTGCCTGTCCCTCGAACACCAGCGTTACGGACGTTAGCGAGGAAGCTTGTATCTAGCTTCAAATCAGCCATTTGCTGGGGAGTAACAAACATGTGGAATGTTTCTTGGTTACCAGCACCTCGAATACCACGGATGTAGTTATCTTTCGCGTAAGCTTTTATGTTAACGATAGTCTCGTAGCTGATCTTGTCAGCTGCGGTTACGGCGTTAGTTGCGCCAGCAACGAGTCCATCAGTTGCATCCCATCGACGATGACGATCAGCTGTAGGAGCAGACACATCGGAAGCGTAGGCAAGGTCAACAAGTTCTTGACCGTTTACTGCGCCACCAACAACAGTACGCAGAGCGCCGTTGTTCTTTGAGGTGTAAGCAACACCTGACAGAGTCAAGAACGCAAGCTGGTCACAACGGTCAGCCATTGCGTAAGCAAGTGCGTCACGAGACTGCTCGCGGAAGTTAACAACTGTCTTCTGATCAGCCATACGGCCAGCGATTCGGTTTGCGAATCTCAACTGGTCAAGCTCAATGGTGATGTCATACGCGCGGAGGGCTTCTTCATTGCCTTCCAGAGTATAGTCACCCGTGATGCCGTCTCCGGTCATGTCGGCAAGCAAGGTGATGTTTGCCTTGGTGCCTTTTTGGTTTTTAGTGAGTTCAGTAACCCGCTGAACCATAGCGTTTGAGCCAGTTCCAGCAAATTGGTTAATGAAAGATTGGTTGCGAGCTACTTTCCAGAAGTCGCGACTCCATGTTTGCAGTTGGTCGCCCGAAAGCGTCCCGAAATTCGTTAAAGCCATGATGGCCTCCAAATAAAATTGACGTTTATGCAGCACACGCTGCTTTATCAGCCGACTTTTGGAGCGGCTAATCCGTTGTTCCCGTATCGTGGGACGACGAACTAGCGCGGATTAACGAGGGGCGACCTCGACAAGTTTTACGCCTTGTGCAGGCGAGGTACGTTTTTTACGGCTACGGGCCGGTCACATATCGTAG